GAAAGCAAGAGCTATAACGAGTTCAAAGCCCGGGCCGCGGAGATCACGCGCACGTTCAACGACCGATGGCAGCGCACGGAGTACCGCACGGCCGTGCAGGTCGCCGAGGCGGCGAGCAACTACCGACAGCTCCGGCGGCGGGCCGATATTTTCCCATACTGGGTCTATCGTACCACTGGCGACGGCCATGTGCGCCCGTCCCATGCCGCGCTGGACGGACTGACGCTCCCGGCGTCCGATCCGGCATGGCGGAAGATCTTCCCGCCGAACGACTGGAACTGCCGCTGCCGGGTGGAGGCGATCATGGCCGACGAGTTCGAAGGGGACTTCGGCGAGGAGCAGAAGAAGATGCAGGCGTTTCTGAAGAGCCCCGAATGGAAGCGGACGACGGCCCAAGGCTGGGGCGTGAACCGGGCCGAGACGGCCGAGATCTTCACGGCGAACCAAATGTACATCCGCAAATTCCCCGACCGGGCGGCTTCGCTTCTCGGCAAACTCCATTGCCAGCATTACGGGCTGCCGTCGTTCGGGAAGCGGCTGGCGGCCGCGACACGGGAGTTCGTCCCGTTCACGGGCGATCCCGCGGGATGGTTCGCCCAAAACAGCCGTTTTACGGACTTCTCCGGCAAAACGATAGAACTCCCCGAGCGGACGTTCGCAACGCATACGTCGGGCAAATACACCGCGGCGCGCATGCCTTTACTCGACGTGATCGCCGAGGTTCTGCGGCAGCCCGACGAGGTATGGCTGAACAATTACGACGGCAAGGCGTTCGACTGTCTGAACTACATCCGCTTTTACCGCGATAAGGCGATCAACGTCGTGTGCCGGATCGAGAACGGAAAGACGCTTGCCGTCCGGACGTGGTTCGAAATAGCCATCCGACCGACGACCAAAAACGGCGGAAAGATCGCACCGGAGAAAGACCCCCGGCTCAAGTATCGGCGCGGGCTGCTGGTGAAAAAGTAAGGGGAGCCTTTCAACGCTCCCCTGTGCTTCGCGGCCCGGTTCCTGGTAGTCGCCCGTGCTGTTTCAACGGGTTGAGGTCCCGGTGCTACCGATCCGCTTCGGATTGACGCGCCCCGCCGCCGTATCGTGCCCGGACTCGCCCGGCCCCCATCATCCGCGAGGGTTGGCCGGGATGATTCATCCCCGGCGCTGCGCGCTTCGATGCAAATATAACGAATTTTGAACAAACCGCAATGATACCGAAACAAATACTCGACGAGGTGCGGATCGACATGCAGGACGTCGCCGACATCGCAGCCATGACTGGAGTGTCCTATTTCAAAGGGGCCTTCCGGAAGAAGGGATTCGACGGCACGCCCTGGCCGCTGGCGAAGAAGGACAAGGTCGGAACGCGGCGGCGCGGGTCGCTCATGATCGACTCCGCCGCCCTGATGAACAGCGTCCGCATCGCCCGCGCGACCCCGCAGGAGGTCGTATGGACGGCGGGCAACGCAAAAGTGCCCTATGCGGAGGTACACAATACGGGCGGACGGGCCGGACGCGGCCGGGGTTTTCAAATGCCCAAGCGTCAGTACATGGGCGACGCCGAGGAGCTTCGGCAGAAGATCATCGCACGTCTCAAGGCATACATGCAGAGCCGGATCAAATGAAGAAGGGGGCCTCGCGGCTCCCTTCTTTCGTCGGATCACTTCATCTCCAGACGGACGGACGAGGGCGGCAGTTTGGCGCTTTGCCCCTCCTGTACGCCGGGCTGGGTATAGGCGGTCTGGTAGATAACCTTGTAACATTCGCCCGCACGAACCGCGGCGATCTTCTTGATCTGCGTGCGGAACATCGGGCCGAACGTTCCATCGGTGAAGCACTGGAGGGCCGAGTGAATCTTGCCGAGCAGCTCGATCAGCAGATAGGCATCGGCCTTGCGGGGTGCGGCAGCCGACGAACTGACCAGCCGCAGGTTTGCCGCCAGAATCTCCACGCTCACCCCGTCGGCGATCTGTCCGCCCCCGCCGATCTGCGAGAACGAAACCTCGTCGATGTCGAGCAGCGCGCAGGGCCATTTGACCGGAGGCGCCTCGTAGTCGAGCTGTCCCCAGTTCTTGTCGATGTGGGCCAGCTCGGGGACCTGGTCGACCAGCCGTTGCTGAACGGCCAGCAGAATCGTTTTGATGTTCGTTTCCATGTTCAAAAGAGTTTCAGTTGCCTTTTGTCCTCGGCCGGAGCGACGCTCTCCAGTTCGCTCTCGGGAGTTTTCAGATAGCTGAGCATCGTCCGGTAACAGCACGGGTAAACGGGGTTCACGTACCGCTCCCAGACTTTATGGTAGTTTTTCGCGTTGTTGCCCGGCTCGTAGTGCTTTTCCACGATGTCGAGAACCAACCGGATGCGCCGGAGTGTATTTTTGCGGTGTTTACCCATTGTTTCGGCAGGTTTTGTGATTACTTTTGCAAAGGCTTTCTTAAATAATCACTCGGCCCGCTTCGTCGCACTCCGGCGGGCGGGTCGTTTACATTACCCCCCCCCGCACGGCCGGGGCTGTTATGCCTCGGTCATGCCCAGCGGGACGTACCGCCAGACGCCGTTGTCGTCCTTCCATTCCGCGCGGATATAGGTTTTCGACAGGTTCGGGATATAGGATTCCTTGATGATGGCGATACCCTCGTTGAGCCGTTCGTTGTGCAGCTCCTCGGCCAGCGTGTCGAGCTGGAGCACCTTGCTCGCCTTGAGGTTCCCGTTCTGATCGCGGGCGATAAGCCGCATGATCTGGTTGATCATCGCCTTCGTTTCGTCGTCCTTGATAAGACCCATGACGGCATCCTTCACGATGGCGATGCCGTCCTCGACCGTATCGCGCCAGCCGTCCACGACGCACCGCCCGATGGTGATGCGCTTGTC